CCTTATTAGATAATTCTTTTAATGCTTCTACACTACTTAGTACTACACTTACTGTTAATTCACTCATTTTTGATTCCCCTTTATATTATTAATCAAATTTTATTGTCCAGTTAATCAAAATATCAACTAATGCTGAAACTGATTTTTGTGGAAATCTTTTATAGGCAAATACCTTAGTATTACCTGTATGTAATGCTGCACTTGTTATAGTCTTTGTTATATCTAATGGATAATAAGTCATCACGTCTACACCATCAATCGTCACACTAAATGTGACTGATGTTGGATTAGAATAACCAAGAGTAAAAGTATCTGGTGATGTATATACAAGTGACATCGAACTACTATTAAATGTGTCTAATGGTGGTATTGGATTATTCAATGAAGGTGTTCCAATTACTGATACACCTGAAGTACCACTTTCATCAACTAGTGAATCTGTTGCAATTAACGTAAGAGTTGATGTAGTTACAGCATCAACGGTAAATGTTCCATTATTACTAACAGAACTGGTTATAGTTAATGTCATTTCATCAATGAACCCGTCATCAATCCAACTACCAGCAGTTCGTGTGATAGTATCAGGATCAAGATCTGCGAAATTAAGATTTGGTGAACCTTGCATTGATACTGGATCACCAACATCACCACCAATTTTCAATACTTCGATAACACCATCATTTGTTAATGTTGATATAGCGTTTATGATTGCTTCTTTTGAATCAATAACAATGACGTTTTTTTCTTCGTATTCATCAATAATTTTACCTGTTAATTTGTCAATTGTTTTGATTTCAAATAAACCAGACATTTCAGGTAAAACGTTATCTATAAAATTACTATTCATGTTTTTATTTATCAATATAGATTTACGGTAACGTCTATTGTTGTTGAAGATGCTGTGTCAACCTTGATAAAAGTTGAGAAATAATCAGCCAGAACATGTGTTTGACTTACAACATTTGTTACACCTGTTGCTATAATAACCCAAGTAGGACTACCAGTAAGTACTGTATTATGAGAATCCTTTGTTGCATAAATTGTGATAGATGCATCTGCTGGTACGGTAACAACAATATCAGAATTCTTACGTAATGGAATTCTATTTTGATTACCAGAAGTCCCAATTGTATAACTACGTGGGACTGATTCATCAGGTGCGTCTTCCCTTACTCCATAATAGTCCATAGTGTTATTTCCGTATTGAAAATTACCCATAGTCTCACCTAAAATATATCGATCAATTAATACACCATATGCAAGTGTCCCATCATACTGAGCACCAGTATTTTGTGTTGTTAATGTTTGTCCTTCATCTGTAATAGAAACACCAGCAACAGTTAATTCAGTTACTAAAGGATTTTCATAATAGAGTGTTAATATGGTAGCTCCAACTAATCTAATTTTAAATCTGTCATTATTGCTAATAGATCCTGTAATATTGATGTAGGATTCTGGTAAGAACCCATCAGTGCTGAAATCACCAGCATCCCTTGTGATTGTGTAAGGATCAGCATTATTAAATGATATGTTTGGTGTACCTGATAGACTCGCACCGCCAGTATCAGAATGAACAAAGAATACAAATGAGTCTGATAATTGGAATGGTGTTGATATTTCAAGAATTGCCACATTTGCAGGACGAATTCTATCTAAGAAATATTCGCGTATGTAAGTAAGTATTTCAAATTCTTCAGTATTATCATACGAATATGCATTACCATCTTCAACATATGGTGCAGTGAATAAATCAAAATCTTCGGATGTTACTGAAATTTTTACATAAGGAACTTTAATAAAATTTACAAGATCAATTACTTTATATGAAGATCCATATATTTGTCTTTGTGGGTATATGTTACCTTGAAGATCAACTAAATCAATATAAATTTTATCATTTCGGTAATATTCATTATCACCATTAATAGTATCATATAAACCTAAATCAAATGTTGCTCCTAATTCATTGGTAAGTGTATATATAGAAGAAGGGGAAGCATACCAATCTGGATTAACAATCCAATATTCTTTAATTTCAACTTCCCAACCAATTAATCTAAACACACGTTCTAATGATTTCTTAGTACCTTTAGAACGATAAAGAGTTACCACATCTCTTAAATAATGTCTTTTTCTTTCATCAGACATATTACGTGGGAATTCTACATCAAACTGTTTAGCTAAATTATCTAATTGTGATTCTTTGATTAATGCAAAATCATTGTATGTTTGAAAATCATCAATAGCTGTTTTAAAATTATCAAGAAGTTCACCAATACTATCCATAAATTCATCTAAAGACAAATTACCTTGTTGTGATTGAGGTAAATATTTTTTTAAGTTATCTTGTAAAGACATTAATTAATAATCTCAATAGTCGATAAAAGTTCAGTGACATCAACATAATTAGTTTTTGGTAAAGAATATGAGAATGCTTGTCTTTCATTAGAAGTAAAGTTTTGTTCAACGTTCTGTTGATATCTTATATAATAATCATCATCTGCTAAAAGTGGAATTGTTACTACACCTGTTATGTAATCAACTGTACCACCATAAATATTTCCTGCACCATCATCTGTTGCAATAATAGTTCCATCTGTTTCAATAATTTCTATACTACTTGGATAGAATAATTGATTACTTTCTGGATTATTAAGAACAGATAATGGTAATTGTACTGGTATATTAATTGCAGCATTAGCAAGAATTGTTGTTCCTGTATTTGTAATGAAGAATCCTTCATCATAATAAAATGATTGTTTTTCATGACTTTGTATATAATCGTTTGAATTGGCAGTTATTCTTAAATGGGATTGCCCAACATAAACTGTCCCTGCGGTATTATCTTTGTATACAGGATGAATTCTGATAGAAGTACATGTTTCTGGTACAACGAATGATTCTTCATATAAATCTAAAGTAGCAGTATATGTTTTTATGGTAGTTGCTGGATCAACAATCCATGCAGCATTTGTGACATCATATGCTCCAAACCCCGCTGTGCTTAATGACCCTTCTTGTGCTCTCCAACCAAAAGTATAGGCAGTACCACTATGTATATTGTTTATTGTTTGTGATACCGTTTCTCCTGCGGCAGAACCAGCAAATGTAACTGTATCAACAGTTAAAAAACCATCAGAGTCATTAAGAGAATCTGGTGTTATTGTAGTACCTGTTTTAATCCATACAGTATTATTTAATTCTTCGTTATATAGTAATCTGTTTTCAATAGCACGTTCGCCGTATGTTAATAATAATGGTTTTGAAGTTGTTCTTATATATTTTCCAACAGCACCTTTGTTCTCAGCTTGTAAACCAAATGCTGTTATAGTCCCTGTTAATGTACCGTCAGCAGCACCACCTAATGTACTTGAATAAGCAGGATATAAACCCATTTCAACCACATTGTTAGTTATGTTATTTTGTAACGTGACACTAATTCTCCAATAATCAATAAAATCATCAGTGACAATAGTTGGGACTGAACCAGAAATCCATGCAGTTGCACCTGTTTGTGTGTTTATTGAAACGAAAGATTGTATTGAACTACCACCACTTTGTTTTATATATAAAGCAGGGAATCTTGACGTGTCAGAATCTTTTTTAATAAACACCGAAACGGTTTTATAATTATTATCTAACGTCATTGATGCTGTTTGTAAAATATTAGATGTGATTACTGCATCAGTATCATTCAATGTTGTTGCAACAGTTAATCCATTAGGTGCAACATCAGCATCAGGTGTTATAGTCATAGTACCAGTAAGTGACCATACAGCATCATCTAATTCTTCACTATGAATTAATAAATTTTCAGCAGTACTATTGTCTCTTGCTAACGTAATGACGTTAGACACAACAGAAGGAATAACATTCAAATCTAAACTAATATATTGTAATAATTTACCAACAACTTCTGTTACAGTATCACCACCTTGCGCTGTATATGAATATGGAACATCATTAAGAAGAATAGTATAAACATTACCATCTGCACCATAAGTAAAGGTGATATCAATATCTTGAATTGATTCCCAAGGAGTAGAAAAAGCATATAATGCTTTGATATCAATATTGATATAATCAGAAATTAATCTTGTTATACCATTTTTTACAATTGTTAAAAGATGGAAGTGATCGACTACTTCAGAATGATTGGTATTTTTACCTAAAGTACCTTCGGCAAATTCAAAATAATCTACCATATCATTCTTAAGGACATCATAAATTTCACTGCTTGACGCGGTTAATGTAGGACTACGTTTTATTTTCAATTCAATTTGTAATGGTATTACTGTTGCTGCTTCGTATATTGTTTGTGATGTAACAATTTTATAGTTATCAACATAGTTGTCTAATATTGATAACTCATTAGAAGACAATGCTAATCCATCATTAGTTAAATATATAATATAAACATTATTAGCATTAATGACAGATATACCAATTTCTTCTTCACCATAAACATTAGAATCAACAATACCACCAATACCAGATCTGTTCACCCAAAAAATATAATCATTTTTAGATGCTGCTCTATTAGCTGTCCTGACATACGAAGGTGCGTTTTTCTTAACTTCATCAATTGTTTCTTCATTTAACCCACTATCAATCGTAGTTGTGTTAGTTAAAGTATATTTGTATGTATCTGATGAAGCATCAATTAGCTCTGTGGCATAATCATCAAATACAAAATTATTATCAGTAGTTAGAACTTCAACAGAATTACCAGAAGATTCTATGTATTTTACAGTTAATATACCCGTTGGCTTTTCACCAGAAGTACCATCACCAAATAACAATCTTAATCCATTATTGGTATTATTAAGATCATATACTTCATCAGTTGCCTCTGCGAAACTTAAAGAATCAATAGGTGCTTCATCACCAACCCGTTCTATAACATCTGTGAATGTTTGAGTGGCTGTATAAATGTAAAAACTTGTATTCTCTATATTCAAATAATCTTCAATTTCTATATAGTCATTCAGATACAAAGAACCAGTAATATCAGAAGGATCATATGTTAATGAAATTAAAGTACCTTCTTTTATAATAAATGTATATGGGTATACTTGTGTTGAGAGCAATGTAATATCATCAGTATTAACAAAAACATCATCACCAAAAGTTAATTTTGAATATTTTGGTATAGTGATAGTGTCCGTGTTTTGTACCGGAATACCATTACCATCAACTAATGTTAATGAAAGTGTACCTAATGCAGATACTTTTCTTCGTGGTCTATAACCAATAGAATTTACGATAGCATTAACAGATGTTTCTAATTTTGCAGTAGGTAAGAAATTTTCTTGACTTCTACGCTCAAGCATGTACATCATCTGATCAGTGATAGCAGCTACAACTTGAATCAACACTTGACCCGTTGAACTCATATAAGCATCTTTCCACTCATCTTTCGCTGATACCAATCTGGTAACTTCTTGCACCAATTCATCATATGAATATTTTGTGTAGTCAAAATTAGCCATTACATGTATCTCCAACTGAATCCACCAGTGGTATTACGTAGTCCTCTACACACCTGTGATATATTACTATCACTTATATTTAATTCTTTTGCTGCTTCACACATAGAAAACCAACAAGCTATTTCTTTATTTGTTATTTTATCAATTTGAATTACTTTCTTAGACAGAATATTAGATAACCCCGAAAACTTACCAAGATGTGCTTCTGATAATTTCTTCCGATATTCCTTAGAAAATATCTTACCATAAAAATGATTAAGTTTGCCCGTTCGTGATTCAGACATTTTTCGTTTTGATTCTTCTGAATGTTTTTTTTCATACATATGATTTAATTTTCCTAACATATTCCTTGACATTTTCTTTTTAGTTTCGACAGACATAATAAAACTACCTCCACCTGATGTACAATTATATCCATTACCTTTAAACGTATCATAGAATGAGATATAGAATTCCTCTAAATCATTGAGTTCATCAATGTTGTTAGCAGATTCGTCTATGACTTCGAATTGAAAGTTATCAATACCGTATTTTCTCATAGCGCAGTGAATAGCACATGTAGACTCAGCGGTAGTTTCTGTTTTATGTCTATTCCATCTAATTACTGGTTTCTTTTCAGTAGTCAAACCAACATACTTCTTAAAATTCGTTAAATTTGTTATCAAATATATATACATATCAATCCTATATTTATTGTTTTATTTTTCCGATAAAATTATCAACTTCACCAGTTTCATTAATTGAATACTCTACGGTAAGCGTCAAAATATTATCATCTTCTAATTCTTCAACACGCACATCATATATTGAAATTCTGTCTTCCCAACGTTCTAATGCGAGTTCTACTTCAGCTATAATTAATTCCTTTGTTGAGAAATCTAATGGTTCAAATACGTACTCTTTTAAATTACTACCAAATTCAGGCAGCATTATACGTTCGCCGGGTGTTGTTGATAAAATAGTTTTAATAGATTGATTAATACAATTATTATTTTTGACTATTACAACATTACCTGCTGTATTTTTTTTAAGACCAAAATCAAGATCACTATAAACTTCGGTTAGTTCTATTTTGAATTTATTAAGGCCGCTATTCGGATCAACAGGCATCAACATATCTCCAAATGAATCCACCAGCAGTTTTACGTTGATTTTTGCACACCTTAGATATACCTGATGTTAGATTTTTTCCTATAAATATTGCAGCACATCTTGTTGAAAACCAACAAGCTATTTCCATACCAGTATTTTTATCAATCTGAATTATCTTTTTTGAAGATCCTGATTGAAATCCAGTTTTACCTAAATTGGCTTCCCATATTTTCCTCTTAGAATCTTCAGATAAAATTATATTTTTACGAGATTCCACCATTCGTTGTCTAGTTTCTTTAGAATGTTTTCTTCCTATTTGTGATTCTGATAATTTTTGTCTGTGTTCATCTGTCAATTTTTTACCTAAATGCACTTGTTTCAGTTTTTCTTTGGTTTCTTCAGACATAACAAAACTGTCTCCACCAGATGTAAGATTATACCCATGACCTTTAAACGTATCATAAAATGAAATATAGAATTCCTCTAAATCATTGAGTTCATCAATGTTATTAGTAGATTCATCTATCACTTCAAACTGAAAATTAGTAGAACCATATTTTCTCATAGAACGATGTATATAATAAACACAATCATTATTAGCATTATATTTGTGTTCATACCATCTTACATCTGGATCACGAATAGTTTGACCAACATATTTCTTATCATTAACTAAATTTGTTATGCAATATATATACATAATCTTATTTATCAATTTAAACTTACATTACATATCATTAGGTGGATGTGTTGAATGAGCATTATAAGTGTCCCTCATATCCTGCATAGAACCTGTACTGTCAGAAATAACAGCACCACTAGATACATTACCACCAGCACTCATAGCAGAATCAGAACTAATATCACCAGTAGAACTAACAGTTCCATTTACTTGTACATTACCATTAATAGTAGCAAGTGGTGTTGTCAGTGTGGTATTTCCTGTTACATTTATTGTACAAGTAGCACCCACAGTAATATCATAACTACCAATAATATCAACTTTACCATTGCTACCAACTTTTACACCATGACTACCACCGACTGTAGTATTTTGATCACCTTTTACTTCAATATTATCATCACCTATAATTACAGTAGTTTTCGTAGCAGCTACGTGTTCTACGGTATTACCAGAATTATCAACTTCTGTTCTTGTTCCACTAGGATGATAAACATGAAATCTTACATTATTAGGAGTATCATCTATTTCTATAATGATCCCCGTTTCACTTCTAAACACTTTGTTCTTTGGATAAGTTGCAGCATATGCACTGACAGGTTCACTCCATGTTCCACCAAACGCATCAGAAACGTTTTGTGAACGTGCTGCATTAATCGCAACTACAGTTCCATCATCCTTCCTTGATAACGTAGGAATGTCTGGTACATCATTTTGTATTGCAGGAGCAGAAGCAAAATATACAGGATAACGGAAGTCACCATTCTCAAAGAAACAAAATACATGACTGTTAACGATAGGTACTGCGGCACTTCCTACATTTGCCGATCCACCAAATGTTGAATCAGCAGGAATAGCCCAAGGAAGAACATCGTCATCAACATGCTCAAACATAGGATAAACCTTAATGCGAATGCGACCACTTTCTGTAGGATCACTGACATCAATCACCACTCCCCTATAAAAACCATCAAATCTATCAGTAGATTTTTCTCTGTCAACTAATTGGTTGTACACTACGAACTACTCATCGTGAATTTTCTTTTGTGAAGTGATTAGTAGACTCACAAATATCTCCATTTGAATCCACCTGCTGATTTTAATTTGCCCTTACAACACATTGATACTTTTGGTTGGGGTATTCCTAATTCTCTTTTTATTTCACTCATAGAAAACCAACACATGATTTCTTCACTGGTGATCTTATCTATCTGAATTACCTTTTTAGAGTTATGGTTTAATATTCCAAGTTTGTCATACATGGGATGTTTTTTACCTTTTTTTGCTTCTGACATTTTTTGTCTGGTTTTAACAGAAGGAGTTTTACCTTTAGCAGATTCTGACATTTTCTTTTTAGTTTCTTCTGAAAGAGTTCTACCCTTCAATGTTGTTGATATTTTATTTTTGGATTCATCAGAATGAGTTTTACCAGTATTTAATACAGATAACTTTTGTCTGGTTTCATCAGATACTTCATATCCTCCACCACCAGAAGTAGAATTATATCCATCACCTTTATACGTATCATAGAATGAGATATAGAATTCTTCTAAATCATTGAGTTCATCAAGATCAGAAGCTGATTCATCAATGACTTCGAAATGGAACTGCGAAATACCATTTTTTCTCATTGCCATATGAATTGTATATTTTGGATTTTTGGAAGAATAAATATGACTTTTCCAACGTTTTTTGTAATCACGCACAGTTTGTCCAATATACTTCTTATTATTAACTGAATTTGTGATGAGATAAATATACATAATAGTATTTATCATATACTTTTATGAAGTATTTACAAATCATCGAATAATGTTGCTATTGATACTTGTTGTTGGTTTCCTTTTGAATCTTTGAAATCAATATATTTAGGAAATCCTTTTATACTCTTTTCAAATTTGCGCTGTGCTTTAATACTTGCTTTTTTGATTCTCTTTAATGCATCTTTTTTAATTTCATCTTTAGACTTACGAGTAATAAAATCTAAAAATTGTTTAAAGAGTGAACGTCTTTTTGCTTTTGGTTTTAAGTCTTCATAAGCATCCAGTGCTGTTAATAATCTGGAAGTTGCTTTTAAACTTCTGATAATATTGTATTGATTTTTAGCTAATGCTGCTGTACCAACTGCTGCTGTACCACTTAACACTGAAGCTATAGGGACAGCAGCAGATGATACCGCTAATGATCCTAAAGCAGCAGTTAATGCACCTGTTGCAGCAAGTTCCAAACCATGACCAACACCACGTCCAATAAGACGTAATTTTTCATATCCATCACGACCTCTATTAACTTCAGAACCATCAATGATAGGATTGTTTCTTACAATACCAGCTAACTTACGTTTAATTTCACGTACATCATTTTGATTAAGATTATCACCATGTTTATTAATTAGGATACCAAGATCGTTTTCTTTAAACGCACGATTCAGTAATGCCAATTCATCATAAGCATCTTCCATTTCATCAACATTATCTTCTGCTGCCCGAAGGTTCATACGTTCCATTAATACACTCAATTTCATACCATTATTTACCTATTTGTTTTCCTTTCTTGGTTTTAACTAATCCTTTAAGTTCAGTACCATTAATACCAGCACGAATAAGTGTAAGATTTGATTGAAATGACTTATTATCAAAATCAATATTATGTAAAACTTTGCCAACCATCCAACGACCAGAATACTTTTCATTCACTACTGTCTTAGAATACTCTGATGATGGTATAATTATATCAATGATGTCTGCAACATGAATGCCAATATCGCCTTGTGTATTAACAGTTATCTTCTGGATAGAATTAGCAGCATTAGTAATTCTGGATTCAGCAACAGTAGGAGTGTTAGTGTCTCTACCACCATCGAACACTTTCTTTGCAGTATTATGTTCTTCTGCTATAAACGACCAATCAGATAATTGACGTGAATTGGTATCACTGATAGTTTTAGTACCAGTAACATATTCTTTCTTATCATAATCAAAATAAGTGTAGCTTAGACCACCAGCACCTTGTATCATCATAGGTGCATAATCTTGTTTAATGTTAAACGTACTAATAACCAAACCCACACTTTCATCATCAGGAGTAGCAAGAATTACAGACTTGACTGGTTTCTTGTTGTACAAAGAATCTAATGAAGTAAAAATTAATCTATCATCTAATGTTAATCCAAAATCATATCCACCAATTCTAGCAATGTTTTTTGATTGCTTTGATAACCATTTAATGAATTTTAGGTTACTCCAATTAGGCTGAATGATATCGTACAAACCATCGGTGTCTTCTATATCAGTAATACCAAAACCATTTTCTGTTGCTATTTCTTTAACAACATCACTATATCTTTTGTCTTTCCATGAACGTGATGTAGTGTCTCTTAGAAATTTGTCCCACTTACTATTCATAAAAGTTAAATCTAATGCAATACTGTCAGCTTTACCATTGGTCATATTCCCCATGTTGTTAACCGAGATAGAAAAAGAACTTTTTGAATTTTCGTTTCTGTCTTTTCCTATATACAAATCATAATCAGCATCAGGTGAAATATAAGTATGATTAATCAAATCACCAAAGGCATCTTGCATACGTAATACTAAGAATGGAGAACCAGTAGATAATGTTTCGGTTATACCAATACTACTAACTTGTAAACCAGACGCAGCAGTGTCATGATCAGATTCTAACTTCATATAAAAGTTATCTTTCCATTCTTCTTCAAATACTACTGTTTTTTTGCTTTCAGCCATTATGTTAATGTTCTTGAATCAAATACTTCTTCAATTTCATCTATGATTGAATTAGTATTATAGAAACCATAATAATCACCAACAGCAGGGATTCTTAATACTCTACCCATATATAATTCGGTTATAGGATCAATGACATCATTAACTTGTGCTATTAACCACCACAAATCAACAGTATCATAATGAATATATGATATTAGATCAATTCTACCTATGGTGAATTGTGGAACAATAAAAGTAGTATAAGTATCAAAAACTAAATCAGTGATTCTTGTGTCCAAGTAATCCGTTTCTTTGTTATTATTGATCAATACTTTTTTATACATATCTTTTTTATCAGTGAGCATATTATGATGTTCCTTTTTTTACGCGGCTTTTGAACATAGTTATGATTTCATTTTTAGTGAATGGGTCTTGTGGCGTAATTGTTACTGATACAGTTGCTTCCATTGGAAGAAAATCACTATCAAGTATATTACTGTAGGATACAGACGCACTTGCTAAAAACGCATTGCGTAATGTAAATATATCACCAAATTTTACTTTACACACTGCTGGTGTTTTCAAATAGTTAATTAGTTTATCACTGTCTACTGTTTTAGATTTTTTAACATTAGCTAAAATATTACCATATACTTCACCACCACCTTCTAATAACTCGATAGCAGTTTTTACACTTTGTTCTAAATTCTTTTCTTCGGGAGAAGCAATTAACATAAGTTTAATACATGGTATAACCACTTCTTCAAGTGCTGAATAATATGCTTCGAATTTTAAATCTAAACTTATATCAGGTTGATCAACACCCATGAATAATCGTTTGGTTACGATACCAATCTTACTTGATGCACCCGTAGTTAACGCTAAAACTTTTGCAGCAGTACCCTCACTGGCATATCCTGCAAAGGGTGAACCAATTTCACTACCCACACCAATTGTCATAGTTTCAGGCATATTTGCTCTGACTGTTAAACCGTGAACAGGATCAACAATGTGTATAAGTTGTCTTTCGTCTACTTCGTCTAAATGTATATGTTTTGCCATTGTTATCCACCATAACTCGCTAATGCTGTACCTAAATCATCTACTGCGGGTAATGATTTAACTATTTGTTGTGTATTATTTACCACAGTATTAGAAACCGCTTGTGCTTGTTGTTTCATATATGTTGCTGCTTCACTAATTTTTTGTTCTATTACTTGTGAAGTTATCTGTGTTTTGTCAACTGCTTGTACTGGTTTAATTTCATAATCACCGGATTTAACTTTATCCAATAATCCTAAAACCTCAGTAGAACCTTTTTGGAGTTCACCAGATTTAACACGTGCTGCCACGTTTTGATATCCAGCAGTTTCAGCATCTAATGATGCATTCTTTTGATTACTTGCGATAGCAGCAGACGCTTCGCCACCCGTAATTTTTTGAATAAGTCCACCAATCAAAGGTAAACTTTCTAAACCCGCAACAATCTTCACCATTAGTCCACCAATCATACTGATAATACCAGTACCAAAAGTATCATCAAACCATTTCAGTAATGGATTTAATAAATACGTACCAATCAATCCACCACCAGTTAATGCAAGTCCTAACATACCAAACATTTTTGTACCAATGACTGAGAATATTTTCAGTCCAAATGTTTTGAGTCCTACTAATAATCCTATACCAATACTCTTAACTAAAGTTCCACCAAATCTTGCGAATGATTTACCACCAGTTAATATTTTACCAAGTATACCCTTGCCACCCATAAGACTAGCTAATAATCCACCACCTTTACCTTTACCCTTTTTGGTTTCTTCAAGTGTTTCATCATTAATTTCAAATATTGCCCAGATACCTTTAGACACCTCTTTGATGCTATCAATAAGAATGTCTGTTTTATCACGTTTTGCAAATCGACCTTTAGAGTCACGTTTTTGTGGTAACTTTTTATTAGCAGCAGCAAACCCCTTAGTAAGCATTCCACCAAGACCACCAAGAGCAGCTTTACCTAAATTAATTGTTCCAGTTTTAAGAGCATCTTTAGCTTTTTTAATTATTCCTCTGCGGTCTTTTTGTGCTTCACCACGTACAGCATCAATAATATCTTCGTTGGCCTGAACAATTCTATCAGTATCTTTTTTAGCTTCAGTACCAAAAAGAAATTTTCCAATACCACCAAGAAGTGCTGATATACCAGTAAATCCAGCAAACCCTTTTACTAAACCACTTATACCCTGAACTAATACACCTATTGTCATTAAGATAGGATGTCTTGCAAAACGTTTAGACCAAATACTAATACCCAAAACAAAATTCGCTAACCAACTACCAGCTACTGCTGACATAATATCACCAAGAATTTCAAACTTGGTTCTGATTTCTTTATGATGTTTATTTTCTAAATTTTCACGTTCAATGTTAAGTCTGTCATCATTATCTATGATAGCATCAAAATAAGTTGGGTTATGATCTTTGTTGAATACTTCTAATGGTTTATCATTAGAAAGTATCTCTGTATTTTCTTCAATGTTTTTTAAGAATGTTGACGATACTCCACCACCAGCTTCAGGACTAGATAAGAATGAACTTAAATCTTTATTCTGTTGTGGTGCAATGACACGCTCACCTTCATCAAGGTTATAAGTACCTTCATTTGGTATGTTGGTCATTCCATCATGTGCTTGCCCTTCAACATCTTTACCAAACAATCCACTAAACTTACCCTTTGTTATTGATGGTATATCCGTTAACTTATCAACACCAACTGTTTCTTTTGCTATCTGGCCGAACGCGCCTGTAAGAAAACTTAATCCGGTATCCTCAACATCTTTAGCTGATGCATCTGATATAATAGCAATGGAACTTGTCATTTGTTTCAATGACACATTAATCTTTTTAAACACGCTGACAGATGCATCTTGTGATTCTTTTATATCACCAAACACATTAGTAAATTCTTGTTGGAATTTTTCATCACCGCGATTTTTCTTACGCAACATGCGTAATGACATATCGGTATCACGAACTAATTTTTCAAACTTTTTAGTATCACCTTTACTGCCAGTACCACTAACAATACCTTTTGATGTCTTGATTAATTTTTCAAGATTACGGACATACTTATCACTTGACTTATTGAGGACAGCATTTTTACGTATATCAAATCTGATCTTTTCAAGTTCATTAATGAAGTCCTGAAGATTTTGTTGATTTACATTATCGTCTATAGGCATTTAATTAAACCTTAGTTGTAATTTTGTTTGCTATGTAAGCATATGCTTGACGCATATTAGGTAAATCTTTTGCCAAAACTTTTGCAGCAGTAATATCAAATACATAGAAACTACCTTTACCCTTGGTCACAGACTTAACAAACCAAATTTCGAAATCAAGTTTTCCACCTAATGAGTAACCAACAACAAATGATGCTTCTTTTTCTCTGCCAATTAATTTAAGCACAACACCCTTTAGTCCACCACCAAGATATTTGGTTGGGTATTCGATATCACGACCAAGTAAAAATTTCCATATTGAATTAATTTTGTTACGATTCATTCTGGTTTCTCTGTATTCAGTGATATTAGAATTAATCATATCGGCAAGTAAACCACGTGATGTGATGTTTTGTTCAAGTAATGTGTCTATATCTTCTTGAGTTTCACATTCAGCATAACGTTTAAATCTTGAATCATCACCCCATTCATCACGATCAAATGTACGGGAAGTTGTTTTATATCTGCTTTTGATATTACGTTCAGCATTTCGTTCTATATCTTTTTCAAGATCGTCTTCATCGAAATTTTCAATATCAACAGTACTGACGATATCAACTAATTCATCAACTGCTTGTGTGATTGTTTCATACTTATGGAATTTAGTAGTACGTTTACCAAACTTATCAACGATGATGTATTGACCTTCAAATGGAAGATACCAAATTTCATAGAATAAACGGGATTCTTCAAGATTATAACCGATGATGAATAGAGGTTGTAACCTGTCAATGTTACCCGTTAGATGTTTTCTGAAATCAAAGAGGTTTCTTTTTAATCTTCCACTTGGTAATTTAGACTTATCTTTGTAAACATTTCCTTTGAAAATATCTTCTTGCTCAGATAAAATTGTTTTACCTGATAATAATTCAAATGCTTCTTCTATTACGTTTTGATGGTTAAACATGTACTTTCCTCAATCCTTAATTTATATAGTATTTATACAAATTAAGAATTGCGAATAGCATCATTCTCACGTTTAACTTTTTCATTCAACCACTTAAGGTAATACCTTACCTCCGTAACTGACATAAGATCTATGTCAATTGGACTTATGTTTAGACCGCTTGTTAGTTCGAAGCATTTTCGCAAAATCGTTTCGTAAGGTTGGCATAAAGAATTCGAGAGAAAAGGGTATATTGTGAGTCGTGACCTCGCCGCACGATTCGCATACATGTTCAGTCTTATCATCAATACCATAATTGAAATATTCTTGGAATCCACGAATCATACCCATATCATGACCATTTATATTATCTTCTATAAATTTCATTTTTTGTGGTAACATCATAACCTTACCAACATCAATGGATAAAGCTAACATCACAGATTCTAAACTATGATCTTTATTTTTCTTCATGAAATCTTCGGCAATCTGTTCATCTTTGACAGTTAATAATTTTAGATATACAGAATCATCATTATTTAATACGTATTCAAAGGGATTTTCATATTCTTCTGATAATTCAGAAATATCAACTTTAGTTACATCAACAGAAATATGATCAACATTAGAACAAACATGACAAGTTACATCAAATTCTTTAATGGTAGTATAGTTGTTTGCCCACACCCAAAGTAATAGGTAATCACGATCATGTAATGATAAATCATCAAAAATGTCACCATCTTTTAATAATGATTTCAATACTTTGTTGATAACTTGTTGAAATGTATTAGCGGTTGCTGAAGATAATATTTTTTCATCACGAACCAGAATATCTCTGTATTCAATTTCTTCTGAATAACCCAACAAACCATTAGAAGGTAATTTTGTTGAATAATACTTAAGTGATAAATCTTCTTCTTTTTCTTTTTTCTTCTTTTTTGTTGATGGTTTTTTTACTTTATCATCATCAATTGCATCTTGGTCTTCTTCAAACATATTGTTTCCCCTTTTATGTTGTTATTTATTAAGTTTAAAATAGGTTAGCAATGTTACCAATACTTAATATAGACCCTAAATCATCTAATGTTTTGTCTAATGAACCTACGTTTTTGAGATCATCCAATCCAACTATCCGATGTTCAACTGAATCACCCGTTAAGCTAACAGCATATCGGACTATATCATTTCCTTCATAATCATTACTAATATCAGCAACACCACTTATAAAATAATCATTATATGTGTGGATTACCACATCTTCTTTATTAGAACTCAATCGGTAAAACATGATATCTTTCTTATATACAGAAGGTGCATTATATGTTCCATCACTATTAAACATAAGATTTTGCCATGCTTGAATATATTTTAATGTTAATCCATCTTCATATTCATGCATTTCAAAATTTATGCTACCAATATCATTACTCTTTGCATAATACCAAAAGGAATTACCTTTTATACCTTTGTCAGTTTCCACTGTACTAAACGGTATAGACATGTTTACAATACGTGTACTCAAATCATGATTGATTTTGTTAGCACCAGAAAATAAATCTTTTGCATTACTAACACCATCCCCATACGTCACACCATTATTTTGTAATCCAATGGTAAGATCGGGTAATAATACTCTCCACAAATAACTACGCATTGGCGAATCGTTGCGTTTCTGTGACATAACCTCTGCTATGTTATATGTCATATTGAAATATCCTTTAATTCATATTGGAACGTTGCTGTTATTTCAATAACATCAGAAGTCTCATATGATAATTGTGTTTCTGCAATGTCTATAATAAAAGCACCTGATAACTCTGTAATAGAAGTATTAGATAAATCAGTACTGTCAGTTAACATTAGTTTAATTGTTCGTCTGTATTCTCTTTCAGCTAACATGTGACCTGTTTCGTTTTCATGAACTTGTGTAAACCAATTTTCAAGGTATCTTAATATAGTTCCACGTTCATCATCCCAAAATGTAATGACTACTGTTTTAGCCGAAGTTTCCTTACCAGCATAAAATACTCGTTCACCCATATAGTTAACAACAATAGGTTCTATGCTTGCTTGTGGTATAACTATTGACTTAGCATATGTTTTAATGTTGGTGTTATCACCAATTATGTCTATATCCCACAAATATGTTTTTTGTGGATTCTTAGGAAGAAAGTCTTCAATTGCCCCTGAATAAAGACTACCAGCAGCATCTTTAAGATTGCGTAGCTGGTGTGCTTTATCACGAATGTTATCTATATCAAATCCCATAACTTTATTTATCCATAAAAAAAGGGAGCATTGCTGCTCCCCAAAGTAACCCTATATGGTGCGTTTCGCTGAGTGACGTTAAGGGTGTTGTTATTATTCTACAATCTTAGAATCGAATGATAACGTGATACTATGTTCTACAGGTTCAGAACTATCATAACTTAAAGCAATTTCTGCCATGTCTGTTGGAAACACTTTAGTTAATTTAATTGTACTTGTAGTTTCTGCGTCTGATGAATCCATTAAACGGATTACCAAATCAGCAGAATAAATGTCACGTCCCACACTAGCACCGTTTTCTTGATTGAGAACTAAGTTCATCCAATCATCGAAAAATTTGTGAATAGTTTGTGCTTCATCATCCCAGAAAGAGATAGTAACAGTATGACCTGATGCATCACGTCCAGCATGGTGAGTTTTCAATCCTTTATAATTGATGATGATTTGCTCTACCGCTATTTGTGGAATAGAGATTGTCTTTGCATAGAAAGACAATCCTTGTAAACCACCAGTAGACAAACCTTGTACATCAACTTCCCACTGATACGACTTTTGTGGGGTATTGATTGCGCGGATATCTTGTATATTTGCCATTTTATATTTCTCCTAATCTTATGACGTTGTAAAACTTGCGCCAGTTGCAGTAATAATCGCATTCATTTGAATGAATTCAGCTACTCGCGTTGGTTTCACATATAAATCAACAATCAATTTATTTTGGTCGATTACTTGTGATGTGTTGTTAGTTTCATCAACAACTGCTAAGTATTCATAAACACCACGTCTTACTTTGATGTCTTCCATATATGAATTGATGATAGAAGCAATATTGTCACGTGTGAATGTATCGTTAAATTCAAACACAAATGGACGTAAAGCTCGTTCAAGTGCTTTTTCAATAGTAATCATAAGCATACGAACGTTTACACGATCTAATGCAGATGCAGCAGTTTGTAATGTTTTTTGACCATATACTTGAATACCTTCACCAGTGAAGTTCTGAATAGGATTAATCTTCGCAGAATATAACGAATCTCTATCACCTTCAGACCAAACTGTTTCAACACCCAATACGTTCATCACACCACGTCTTACACCTGCTGGTGCATACCATACTTCACTTACTGCTGCGGTATTAGCAAATACACCAGCAATGTAACCTGAAGGTGGTGCATATAAATATTTGTCATTGTATTGATCATAAACATAAACCCAACCTGCATAGATAGCAGCATATGAAGTGTTTGCGTTTAAAGTGCTGCTGGTATAAGTTATCATGTCAGCAGAAGTTTTATCAGCAGCAGCAAAATCAAGAATTGCAAAACAATCTTTACGTGATTCAGCTATTGTAATCATCTTGTTATGAACTGCGATAGTTGCCCAACCACCATTGATTAATAAGCTAACTTCAACTTCTTCTTTAATTGCGAAACGATCCCATTCAGTATTAATCATTCCATCAGTAGGAGCAGTAGTGTCATTACTAGCACCTGTCATTGCAGAATCAGTAATAGTTTCTACATCAGCACCAGTATAAGGATTAGCAGCATTGTCAACGATATCAACATAAATTGATTGTTTGTTAACAACATCTTCAATGAAGATACTTTGACCAAAACCATTTTTAGCTAATGGGTTACGTGTTACTTCAAATTCTTCTACAGTTGTACCACTTAGTTTAACGGTTAATGTAAATACGTCAGATACTGACGCAGATGTAGAAATTGTTAAACTATTTCCCCACGAACCTTCATTTTTAGAATTAACTGTAAATGCCAATACAGGTGTGCCCTGAACATCATCTACTGTTAAAGTTGATTTAACTGCATCATTAATTGCACGTGCTACTAATAAACGCTTACCACGTTCTAAGAACGCTAAAGCAGCATACATGCTTGGATTGTCTGGTGATGGATCACCATAAGTATCCAAAAATTCTTTGTTACTTGTTACAAGGTTTAGTTCACCCGTATTACCTTTATCAGAATGAACAACAATACCACCGATGCTATTAGCAACTGCTGGTACGATAAAGCTCTGATCAATCTCTCTTGGGTAGACACCTGCCGAAATAGGGTATGTCATTATGTATTTCTCCTAAATAATATTATTCTCTTATATTGTTATTTAGGATTTTCGACGAAATAGTATCTTTACTTTCTTCTTTTAGTGGTTTTTTTGGTTTCTGATTGCTTAGTTTCAACAACATCCTCAACTAAAACACCTTTGGGTACACGAATAGTTTTTAAATCATTCGTTACCGATTGACCTCTGCGTAAAAATTGAGCTACACCTTCAAATTCAACACATTGCATTTGGGAATCCATATTTGTATATTTTTTCATAATCTTAATCCTATAAATAGTAATATACTTATTTAGTAATGTTTGTTATACTAATCTTATCTATGGTTATAAGGGGGCAATGTGTCTGAACCTAAAAAAAGAAAAAGAAACAAAAAAAAAGAAGAAGGATATTTAAGCAACAAGGAAATGTTTGCTGAATTAATAATCTGCCAAAAACAAAATAAAGTATCAGACAAGTTAGGTAAAATGTTTATGATTTTAGCAACACGTTATGCGACTAAACCTAATTTTTCAGGATACAGTTACAAAATAGAAATGATAAACAGTGGTATTGTGGCATGTGTTGCTGCACTCCATAAATTTGATTCTGGTAAGAGTGAGAATCCATTCGCATACTTCACCAGCATCAATCACAATGCTTTCATTCAAATTCTCAATAAAGAAAAACGTCAACAAGAAATTCGTGATCAACTTCTGGTAGACAATAGCTATAATCCATCACTAAACTTCCAAGAAAAACATTCATCTGGTCAAAATTATGATGATCTAGATTGAAGATTATGATAAAAGTTATATATTTTCTCTAATTCATCTATAGTTGCATTGTTCTTTATCTTGTTTGCTCTATAACTTATAACAATTATATTGGATGGTATGTATCCCAAAGATGGTATAATTCTATCAACAGAAGGACTATCATCTTTTCCATGTGATTTGTTAATTACTAATTTTATTCCAAGTATGGGACAATTTTCGGGTATAATGATATCTTTTACTTCTATAATGAAAGGTATGTTTTTTCTTTTAGATTTTGATTTTAATCCCTTCCACAACCAGTATGTATGATTCTTTATATAATTTTCTTCATACTTAGCTTTAGCACGTTTTTTTGCTTCTGGTGATTTAGCTTTTAGTACTATTTCTTCATTATGATCACTATTCCATTGCTTACTTTGTTTCTTCTGACAAGTTAAACATTTACCAGAAATTGTATATCGGTAATCAATATGACCATGTATACATTCTTTTCCAGTATAATAGTATCTTAAATTTATGTTCTTAGCATCTTGTCTTTTAATTATAATAATGTTATCATTCATAAATATATTTATCAATTTATGTTAAAAATGAATGACAATCAAACAGGATACAATAAATGCAACAAATATTAATAACAGACCTCCATTTCGGTAATGGTAATGACTCCCAATTACAAAACGAAGACCTAATTAATTTCTTTGAGTGGGTTATTGATAATACAACAGGAACAGAAGAATTAGTAATATTGGGTGATACTTTCCATTCCAGAAACAAATTATCTATAGAAA